AGCTCAAACAGAGCTATTAGTTCTTGATTTAGATGGGATTGAATTTCCAATTTCTTCTTCTAAATCAACCCTTAGCGAGTTTGATATACAAACTATTGCTGAGCAGTTCGTTACTTATCTACCTCCTGAATTTCAAGATGTAACCTATATTGCACAAGCATCTGCGTCCCTGGGACTTAAAGGTAACAAGGTCTCAATGCATTTATTCTTTCTTCTTAAATATCCAGTATATCCAAAAGTACTTAAAGAATGGTTTAGAACTCTAAACTATGAAATAGACTTTCTAGCTAATCAATTAACTCTCTCCGCTAATGGGCAAAGCATTGCGTATCCCTTAGATGTGAGCTTAGCGGATAATTCAAAGTTAATTTACCTAGCGCCACCTAAATTCGTTGGTATACAAGATCCGATCCCAGGAGAACGGTTTGTATGTATCACTCGTGGTCAACCAACCGTGGACATAGTTCCATTGTTAAAGGATGTAAACCCAGAAAAAGTACATATTTTAGGTGTACATATTAAAGACGGTTTACGAAAAAAAGCAGGACTAACCAAGAAAGCTGAGCGTATCACTACTGTTAATGTGGGAGGCGAGGCTCAGGAAGTCTTGCAAAACCCAGACAGGATGACGATTGAGGTTTGTCGAGTAAGCGAGCCTTACGTCAACTGTAATATTAATGGAGGAGATAGCGGTGCCTATTATTTTATTCTTACCAACCCTCACTATATGTACAATTTTAAAGGTGAGCCTGTATTTGAAATACAAAAAGCAGATCCAGAATTCTACAAAAGTATCTTTGACACCTTTGCAGAGCAAATGGATGGAGGAAAAGAAGTCCGACCAGTAATCCTTCGAGATTATTATACTGATATTTTTTACAACGGTGTTTTCGATAAATCCCAAGAACAATTCACTGATACTTTCCCTTTAACTCCTACACAGAAGGGGTCTTTAGAGGGCTTTATGCGAACACATAATCGCCCTATGCCTGATTACGTTCCAGACGCACAAGTAGTATTTGATCCTTCTTCAGGTAAAGGGATGCAAATGGAAAGAGCTCCGTATTATGTAAATCTGTTTAGGAAGAGTACTTACATGCTCTCTGCAGACCAAGATGTACCCGAAATAAAATACGGAGAATCAGAAAGTTTTAAAAAGTATGTACCTTTAACGTACAAGCTTATTCAGCAGATTCTCGGGGATGGTGTACTGGAAACAGAACACTTCATCAATTGGCTCGCTTACATTTATCAGAAAAAACAAAAGACTATGACCGCTTGGATACTTACAGGTGTACCAGGCACAGGGAAAGGATTGTTTGTACATAAGGTGTTAAAACCTCTCTTCGGAGAACAACAAGTACCCATGCGCGCACTAGAGAATATAGAAGAACACTTCAATCTCTACATGCGGATGGCTTTATTCTTAGTAGTCGATGAGTTTCGGATGGGAGATTCAGGGAATATAGGCCGTATGGCCGATAAATTAAAACATCAAATTACTGAGCCCTCACTTACTGTACGTGCAATGCGTGCTAACCAGGTCGAATTACCGTCTTACTGTAATTTTTTATTCCTTACTAATAGAGCCGACGCCGTTAAAATAGAAGATGGAGACAGGCGTTATAATGTAGCTCCTCGTCAAGAGCATAGGCTAGAGGATACATTTCCTTCTTTACTTACAAAGCTCGACGAGCTGGATAAAGAATTGTATTTATTTTCTGGCCTACTAAAGAAGTTTCAAATAGACCATCGCATGGCCCATACCGCATTAGATAATGAAGCGAAAAGGGATATGAAATTGGTTAGCATGTCAGTCTTAGAAGAATTTGCTAACGCTATTAAATCCAGCAATCTTGAATATTTTGTAGAGATATTAGATATTCCTCTTACAAATACATTTGATGCTGGCGGCATAAGTACTGCACAACGTTACATAAAAAACTGGATTGCTAACATACACCAAGAACTAATAATACCTATGCAACACTTTAAAGTGATGTATGATGTTTTGACGGATAGCAGAAAAGTATTATCCATTAGAGATTTTACTAAAGCTATGAATCGATTAAGTGTTGTAACTATTCGTAAAAGAATGGGGGAAGGTGAATACCAATCAGCTCCTCGAGGAGTGTTGGTAACCTGGCTTTTAGATAAAGAAGTAAAAGAGTCTTTATTAAAAACTCATTTTGACTCTAAAGATATAGAGCTACTAAAGATAACTTCAAACTAAAAATTTTATGATAAAGCTTGTGCAAGACAAGCGCCCGGATCTAGAAAATGTAGTTACTCCGGGCGCCCCAAAGGAGTTGGGTCTTATACCAGCTTGGTCACATTCGACTCTAAAAACCTTCGAGTCCTGTGCATATCGCTCGTATATAGCCAAGGTTAAACGTGTACAAGAAGACTTTGGGCCCGCGGCTAAACGCGGGAGTGACATACACAAGCTAGCTGAGGAGTATGTAAAAGGGGAGCTAGGCGAGCTTCCTTCTGAGTTAAAAAAATTTAAGAGCCAGTATGAAACATTACGTGCTTTATTTATTGACTCTAAAGTAGAAGTAGAAGGCGACTGGGGGTTTACTATTGATTGGGAACCCTGCGCTTGGATGGCTCGAGATGTATGGGCTCGAATCAAATTAGACGCGATTGCACATGAGACAGAGACCTCAGCTCGTGTAATTGATTACAAAACAGGCAAAATGTTTGGAAATGAGATAAATCATTCTCAGCAAGCTCTTACTTATGCAATCGGAAGTTTCTTTCGATACCCAGAATTACAACATGTACAAACAGAACTGTGGTATTTAGATCATGGAGATACAGTCTTCCAAGCTTACACTCGAGATGAAGCTATGGTCTTTATGCCCAAGCTACATGAGCGAGCCATAGAAATGACTACCGCTACTTTATTTCCACCTAACCCATCCACTTACAATTGTCGATGGTGTTTTTATAACAAAGGAGATGATCCCTATTGTCAACACGGGATGAATTAGTATAAACTTCACTCAGTATCAAATATTAAGTATCAAATACAGAAATAAACATGAAATACAGGATTAAATATGAAACTCAAACCTATGCCCCTATCCGGGGTATCGCCTGCGTACACACACCAAACTGAAACCACCACTTTTATACTTAAAACGCCTCGGTGTTTAATTACTTCTGACCCGGGTACGGGTAAAACCCGTTCTGTGTTAGATGCACTTGTAGCTCGTAAAAAAAGTGGTCTACCTTCAACTACCTTAGTCATAGCTCCACTTTCTATATTGGAAGCGGCTTGGGGCGATGATATTAAAAAGTTTCAACCCAGTATTAAATACGGGGTTGCCTACGCAAACAACCGAGCCAAAGTTTTCTCCGATGACTCATTCGATTTAATAGTCACTAACTTCGAGGCTGTTAATTTCTTATACAAAAACCAAGAGTATCTTAAGAACTTCGACATATTAGTAGTAGATGAATTCACAGCGTTCAAAAATAGAAGTTCTAAGCGGTCAAAAAACCTAAAGAAAATTATCTCGCACTTTGACCATAGAATTTTTATGTCCGGCACCCCTAACACTAATACTATTCTTGATCTCTGGCACCCGGTTTTGTGTGTAGATGATGGAGATCGGCTTGGAAAACGATTCTTTGGATTTAGAGGACAAGTTTGTACCCCTAGGTTCAATGGCTTTGCCAATGAGTGGATAGATAAACCAGGGATAGAAGAAACTATAGCGCAATTGCTAAGCGATATTAATATCCGTCACGCATTAGAAGATTGTATTGACCTCCCCGACAATGTAATTCGTGTCATATATACAAATCTTACTCGAGACGTTAAACGTATGTATAACACCCTAGCTGAAGAGTCAGTTCTCTATACAAACCAAGGAACCATCAATGCTGTAAACGCTGGCACACGTGTTAAGAAACTACTGCAGCTTGTAAGTGGTGCAGTTTATGACGAACTAGGAGATATCAAGTATATCCATCAAGATCGGTATGACATGATCATGGACCTCTTGGAGGTACGTAAACACTCTCTCGTAGCTTTCAATTGGAAGCATGAGCGAAACGCTTTAACTCATCTAGCCGATAAAAAAGGCTTTAGTTACGAAGTTATTGATGGAGAGACCCCGGCCCATAAGCGAGTAGATATTGTTGATCGATTTCAGGCTGGACAAATTAAAGTGTTGTTTGCACACCCTCAATCAGCAAGTCATGGGTTAACACTTACAAAAGCCACTACCTGCATATGGTGTAGTCCTACATATAACGCTGAACATTTTCAGCAATTCAACCGCCGTATATATAGAGCCGGTCAGTCTAGTAAAACAGAGACCATACTAATTGCTGCACGAGATACTTGGGAGGAGAAAGTTTATGAAAAACTCAATGGGAAGTTAGGCAAAATGGAAAACCTACTTCATATCTTAAATAAATTACACAATCAGGAGGTAATGTAATGGAGAAAGAAACTACTTTAAATAACCTTATGGATGATCTTGCAACTACACGAGGAGAGATTCATACTTTACAAGAAAAAGAAAAGTCTTTAAGGCTACGTCGAAATGAATTGGAAAGTAAAATCATGTGGAAAATGGAAGAGCAAGGTCTCGACCAGATTGCTAATGATGCTTGTACCATTTCCAAAAAGTTGGAAATTGTACCTACAGTAGAAGACTGGGATCTTCTACACCAACACATATTAAATACAAACCAGTTTGAGCTACTACAAAAACGTATGTCAGCCACTGCTTATAGAGAGTTTTTACAAATGGACATGTCTGTCCCTGGCGTAAAAGCAACTGAACTTACTAAGATTAATTATCGAAGTAAGTAACATTAACCATGAAAGAAGGAAGGTGAAAAAATGGCTAATAGTACCGTAGCAACATCCTTAGTTTCTAAAACTGTGCCTGCACATGTTAAAGAATCTAAAGGGCTTGGGAATGAAAATGTTGGTGGAGAACACCTACAAACTCCCAGGGTAAAACTTTTGCAGCAAATGAGTAGCGAAGTTGACGAAAACCATGACGCCTATGTCGAAGGGGCTAAACCCGGAGACTTGCTGAATACGGTAAGTAATGAAATCTATGGCAAAGAAATATACGTTATTAACGTACATTTCAAAGAAGAGTTCGTTGTTTGGCGTAAACGGGAAAAAGGTGGGGGTCTAGTTAGAATTGCTTCTTCAGCGGTAGCAGCGAATGAGGTAGTTAGCAGTCAAGAAGGTTCTGCTGATGACTATGAAATTATTCAAACTCAGTCGCATCTACTGTTACGTAAGGACGAAACTACAGGAGAGTTAGACTCTACTCCGTTCCTTATAGACTTTGCTTCTTCTAAACTGAGAGTATCCCGGGAATGGAATACGCAAATAGCTCAGTTAGGTGGGGATCGATTCTCATCTCTCTGGGAATTATCTTCGGTAAAAACTCAAAACCGATCAGGGCAGGGGTTTCACAACCTTAATGTACTGAAACAAGGTTGGGTTACTGAAGACGATTATATCAGTGCTAAAAGAGTCTATGATGGAATAGCTAAGACATAATTTTTCCACTGCTGTCTTAGTTTTTCTGGAGACATTTTGTGCGTACATTGCCTGGTAAGGTCTCCAGGTTAATGTACGCATTTAGGGAGATTAAATGTACGAGCCTCACGCCCCAATTATAGTAACAGTTAGCGAAGCGGCCTGGATTCTTTTCGGGTTAGTCGTCGTCCTTATCGGGGCTTATTATGTAGGGTGGTATTGTGGCGCGCTCAATTACGCAGAAACTGTGATCCTTGGAAGTTAATCGAGCTTATCGAGAAACTGATTGAACTATTAGAAAAAGCGAAACAGGACGGATAAATGAACAAAATTATTTATTTAATACTCTTAATACTTTCTTGCACAGGTCTATCTGTATATGCATACGATTACACAGAAGAGGATAAAAATTCTGTAATAGACTGTTATACCAAAAAATGTAACCCCTATTCGATTTACCAAGATCCATATTCGATTTACCAAGATCCATACTCAATTTACCAAGACCCATATTCGGTGTACCAGGATCCCTACTCAGAAAACTACGTACCAAACTGTAAATTGACTGGGTCATGTTAGTTACATACTTTTCTTTTTGTTCTATGTTATTCTTCCACAAATGAATTTAAGCATTTTTTTAGGGGCCCTCCTACTCGCCACTGTCGGTGGTTCATACTCTTATATAAACATGCAAAAGGCTCAAATCAGTCAATTACAAGTTGAATTGCAAACTGCTGTTAACAACCAGACCGTGTTAGAAAGTACCATTAGACAACAGAACACACAGATACAAGAGCAGCTTGAGAATCAACGTGTTAATCAAATCCGTATTGCAGACCTCTCAGAAGCTAATCAAGATGCTAGAAAAGAAGTAACTAAATTACGGAATACCTTCGCTAAACATGACCTAAATTCCTTAGCCATTGCAAAACCCGAATTGATCGAACGTGCAGTGAACCGTGGAACAAAGAAAGTAGGCGAAGAACTAATGATATTAACCAACCCGAGACAATTTGATGCTGAAGTGGCTATTGTTGAGTAGCCTTTTATGGTTACAAGGTTGCTCTTCACTTAGTGGTTTTCTGGGAAGAGCTGCAGTCCCCGAAGTAAAACCCGTTGAAGTCGTTACAATTACTAAGCCGGCGCCCATGTACCATCCCCCTCTTCCAGAATCCATTGTACCGGCTGAAGTTGAATGGACAGTCCTTAACCCAAGTGTTATGCGGCAGTATATTGAAAATTATGATGCAGGTAATGCGCCTGCAATGGCTTATTACGGATTAAGCTCACAAGGGTATGAGAATTTAGCCAATAGTTTTGCAGATGTAAAACGTTACATTCGCCAGGTATTGAATATTGTTCAGTACTACCGCGATAACGACCCCGCAAAAGAAAAAGAGCCAGAAGCCGAAAGTGAATGAATCCGGTTTCATTTCCAAAATAAATAAGAAACTTTCGCCCAAAATTTATAAATGGAAAATTAACGACCCCTACCACGGAGGAGTACCTGACACGTACTATTCCGGACCAGGGGCCCTTTGTTTTGTAGAGTATAAATACAAACCAAAACTACCTAAAAAAGGATCCTCGAGAATTAATTTTGGACTTTCTTCCCAACAAGAACTTTGGCTTAACTCACAGAAGGCTTTTGGGGTCCCAGTTCTTGTAGTAGCAGGGTGTGAGGATAAGCTAGCTTGCTTAAGAACTAACTTTGGAAAATGTAATACTTTTACTAAAGATACTTTCCTAGATGAATCTATCCACTTTAATGACTTTATAGAGCTGCTAAATAAGCACTGTTTAGACGGGCTACTATAGAAACTATTATAGAGTCAGAACAATGCCTAATGAATCAGATACTATAGATGAAATATCAATAGTTGATATGGTCAATAGCCCTCCTCATTACAACGTTGGGAACATTGAATGCATTGAAGCTATAAAAGCATCCATGTCCGGACAAGCTTTTGAAGGGTATCTAAAAGGGAATGTCTTAAAATATATCTGGCGCTATGAAAAGAAAGGCGGAACTCAAGATCTTGAAAAAGCAAAATGGTATCTTGCAAAACTCTCAGAAGTAACTAATGTTAATGAATTCTTCTCCACTACAAAAGAAAACAAACCGAGAATGTAAATGTATGAGTACAAATTAAGTTAGGGCAATTTACTCCAGTTACGCCTTCCTAGCGCTTGCCGTCCGTTTAAACGATCTATTTTTAGATCTACTTTGTACAACAAGATTTTTAGAGCTACTATTCTTAGGATTACCATCTTTATGATGGATATCTTTATTATCGCCTTTAGACACAATGCCGTCACGTAACGCCGCTCTCCGAGCATTGTTACGTGCGGCGCGTCTTTTCTTTTGAGCAGCACCTCCTTGGTAGTTATCGTATTCTTTTCGATAATTCCTAGCCATTATCTATCCTTGGCTTTACCGATATTCAAAGCCAGGAAATCAATAGCCTTGTAAAGCTTAGCTAGAAACTTATCACCCTGTGGAGTAGGTGTCACAGCCGCTACTAAAGAAGCAATAGCAATTATTGCTGTTACCCACATAAATATATTTATTAAAACCATATAATTTTTTCTCCTATTACTAACAACAGATTATACTGGAAGCGCCTAGCTCACCGCAAAGCTACCTTCTTACTCGCGGGATTCTTTTTTAATAAATTCCGCTAACAGACGCAGTTCTGTTTTCATTTCCGCAATGTCAACTTGCAATCGGTCAATCGCTTCCGCATGGGCAATATGATAGCGACTAAATTCCGTTTTTACCTCGATGAGCGAAAAAATCATAAACCGATACAGCGCATAGATCGCACCTAAAAGCAGTACCAAGGGGAGACCGTATTCTTCAACAGTCTCCAGACTAAAAAGTCCTGTAGGTTCCATATTAATAGTCTATCTTAAACTGACCCTGCAAAATGATTAGGGTTAAAAGCAGGCGTGGTTCTTGCCGGGACCACACTCCCGCTGCTCTCTATCCCGGTTTGGCCCTCTTCGAAGTCGATACACTTAAAGATTCAGCTTTTCCTTTAACCATAATATCTTTTTTGTATAGAAGCTAACGTGTGCCTGGGAAAAGGCCATCCGCCTTATCCCCACTGACCGACCATTGCTTAAGCGTTGATAGGCTTTGCTCTTTTCTTAGCTTGCCTAAGAGTATCGCCCATAAGAATACGACGTTTAATAAAAGCTTGTTTGTCTTGGGGTAATCGGGCAATAGCCTGTTCCTGCCGTTTAGACACACTATGCTTTTTCAGTTTCATACTAGGTCGTTTCATAGGTTCATATTACCTCATTTTTAGGCGGAAGGTCGGATAGGCCAGGTAACGTCCTCAGGTGCAGTTGAATCACTGTAAGAGGCCAGAAGATCCCGCAACGCTTGACGGTATGTAACCCATTCCGCTTTCTTGCTGTTCGACAACGAACCGTCAGACACTTGTGTCCAATCCGACTCCTTTAATAGGCTATTTCTCCACCGTCTAACCTCGCCAGTATTAGTACCAGGAACATAGGGGGGTGTGTAACTTTGTGCCGCCCCGTCAACTATTTTGTATTTCCCCGACTTATAGGAACCAACAATAAAACCATGGGTGCTGTCTATATGAATATGTGATTCTTTCTCCACATGTAAAGTCTGAACAACTATACCAGTTGACTTCTCATATATACTTACTGTCTGCGGATAAGCCATTATAGATACAAGCCTGTGACTGAAACATTACCTATAAAACCTAAATCCCCTGTACTTAGATCGTTATCGCCGTCATAGCCCGTCCCTGCAACAGCAGCTATCCACCCATACAGATGTATATATCTTGTAACAGTTCCAGTAGTTGAAGTAGTAAGATCAAAACCCAGTTGCAAAGGTACAGAACTCAGTCCCAACGCCCCGACCTGTATATAATGTTCCTCGTCAGTCCATGCACTATCAGTCGCAGGATTTGAACTGGTTGATACAATTAATTTAACAAAAGATACTCCCTCGTAACCCTCCCAAAGTCTACTAGTACCTATGGGCTTAAAGAATGCAGTAGTAATAAAAGACTTAGCCGCACCTGTTGTTGTTGCAGGAACTACTAAGGGTAAAGGGGTAGCTAATAACGCTTTGTCACGTCCGTTAGAATGTTCCGTTGCAAAAGTTGAATAGACGTAACCCCAATACGTATAATCAGTGACCGTTGCTTCTGATGCAACGGTCCGCCCCAACGTCCCATCGACCGCTATTCCAGCTACGTTTAGAGTATTTGTGGTTATTTTGGCAGCGTCTAAAGAACCCGCTTGAATACGCGCTGCAGCTAAGTAGCCTGCATTGATTTTACCTGCGGCTAAGTCGCCAATCTTTGCATCAGTTATAGCCGCGTCTTTAATACGAGCCATATCAATATAAACAACACCAGTATCTACAATAAAAGGTGCTACAGAACTAGCTCCCGCATCTGAACCTGTCGCATTCCATATCGCGAACTTGTCAGCTCTAAATTGGATTACTGAGCCCGAGTTGTCTGCAGCTCCATATGCACTGGACTCAATTACCATCCCACCTACTTCACCATCACCGCTGTTAACTTGCAGTACGTAGGCTGCGCCGGCATCGTTCTGTATGTTTGTAATATTTACACCGTGGGCGGTATCGGCATCTGTAAGAACCGAATACCCAGGTAAGCTAGCTAGTGTTTCACTTAACGTGGTCATTACTGCGCCAACATCTACCGCGGTAGTACCCGTATCGGAGGGGCTAAACGGCCCAATAACATCAGAAGTAGAAACGTGCCGTACCCAGTAGAAGTAGGTTTTGTTGTACCCCACTTCTTCTGACCAGACAAACGCGCGGGTGGTATCTATCCGTGTTGATGTACCTACTTCATCAATCGTGTGCCGCCAGATCTCGGTATAGGCTAGCCCGTTATATTGAGGATTGTCCCAAGAAAGGATAAATGAACTGTACGCAGCAGAAGCACTAAAACCTGTAGGTGTAGGAGGAATAGTAGAACTGGTAAATGTAGGAGGGGCAAAGTCCGTAACCCCAAACCCCTTGTTAGGGTCAAATGGGTTATCCAGAAGCTCTTTAGCTAGCCCACTATCTATGAGCTCACGGAGCGTGATCGCACGGTCTTTAGGATCACCTCTACGACCAAGACGTACCTCTAATGCCTCTTTTACAGAATTAGCAAACTGCTTTAGTTCCGGGTCAGCTTTGGTAGGGATCTTATAAATAGAGGGAACTTTAGTACCGGTTGTAGCCATTTAAACCCCTTTCAATTCATCTATAGATTCGGCAATGCATATTTCATTTACTACAGTAGCGGCCTGTACTTCGATTGCGTACGATTTATATATACCACTGGGCAATCTAACTACAGGTTCAGATATCGTAACTGCACTAAAACTAGGACTAGTCCCCGTTACTGTATAAGAACTACCAGAAGCAGCAATCGTAGCATGGTAAATAAGACTACCGTTTCCATATAACTTAACCACTACGGGATAGGCTTCGGCGTCTACTTTCAAGAAGCCCATGCTACACGGGCGTTCCGGTACATACTCTCTACTTTTCCAGGTAAACGTTTTATTAGTAGTATCGCCTTGGAACTTCCGAATTTTATAATCGGAACCTGTCTCTATTATTAAATACAGTTCATTGTCATCTGGGTCAGTATAGCCACCCGTGGCATCCGTAGTACTCGTCTGGGATAACGTAGTCAGAATATTCTGCCGGTCTCCTCGAGGGTCAAAAATAAACCCCCCGTAATTGCTCCCGCTGGTGTACAGCCCTACATAACGTCCTTCCCAGAGAAATCCACGTAATGAACTTGGGTAGTAACTCGCTCTCCATTGTTCAGGAGAGATAAGTCCCTCTGTAGCTATTTCTACTGAGGAGCCTGCTACCGAAATAAGACCATCTGCCCCTGCATACAATACATAGGGGCCCATATCCACCATCGAATTTTTATTTAAACAAGCCTGAGCCGCCTCTATACGGACAAGACTCATGGACTGTGGATC